CCATTTTACTTGTGCTTTTTCTACTCTAGTCTTGTATCTGTATTCTATTCTAGTTTCAAACCGTGTTTTTGGTGCTTCCATTTCAGGACAAACCGCTTGAACCGTTCTAACTATTACCGAATCCTTACCGTTTATTCGTATCGTATCGTTAACCGTTACTAAAGTAGTATCGTTTTTTATCTTACCACCTTTTTTAATAAACTTAGCCATGTGATACTGTGGCGAGCAACTAGATAAGAAGCCAATCCAAAAGGCGCAAATCAATGCGCAAATAATTAAAATACGAAATTCTTTATCTTCTTTATTCATTGTGTATCTTTTTAGAATAACTATCTGTAATCTTAGAACCCATTGCAACACCGATAAGAACGCACCATACATCGAATCTAAGCCCGTTATACGCAAAATCTATAATAGACATCACTAAACCTACAAACCACGCTGAAAACATGGTAAGCGAAGTCCTAGACCATTTGCCGTTCTTCTTTAGTGTATCGTTTACTATATCACTTATTAGCTTTTTCATTCTGCTTTTCTTGATAACGTTTAATAATCAACTCAATTACTTTGAAGCCCATATACCCTAAGATAAATGCGATACCGTACCCTAGCTTTTCAGGGATATGCAACAACCAAATAACTAAAGGCGTTAAATAGTTTGCCGTTCCAACTCCAGTCATAACTGTAAGCACCTTTTGCCAAAAACTCATTTCGTTAGGCTTAGAAACAAACGCAACACCACCGAATAAACCTGCTAACATAAATGCGAGGTCTGCTCCAATGTCTTTGCAAAATAGATAAAATTCTTTCATTTTTTTAAGTAAAGGTAGATAGCTATGATTAATACGGATATGTACTCACTCCAATTAAATACCATTGCTTGCCCTGCTAATTCATCCGTAAATGCGTTAACTGAAGCAATGAATACTATAAAAGTAAGTCTTCTCCAAAGTGGTAAAGTGGTTTCGTTGTAAAGTGCGTATGTATATCCAACAAATGCTAAAGCAATTAAATGATAAAAAGCCATGTACCATAAGCACTCATGAAAAGAGTAACCTATGAAAGCGGAAATAAACCCACCAATTAAAGCTATTTTACTTAATCGTTTATGCACGGTCATTTGGTCTAGTTCCTACGTGTTCAAACTTTGTGGTAACATCGATTTTAGTTTCAAACTCTAGTATCTCGTTTTCAGTACTTGATAGTTCTAAAATCATTTCCCCTGCACTTTCAGTTGTGCTGTTCTCATCTTGAATTTGGTATCGAATTGTTATTTTTTTCATTTTATTTGATATTTAGTTAATTCATTATTTGCCCATTGTAGCACCTCGCTATCTTCCCAAGTAGAAGTATAAGTAAACCCTTGTAAAGTAGTTCCATATTTGCCATTTAACACTAAGTCAACGCTTGCTGTTTTAGTTCTTAAGTTGTCGTTTACGCTTGTTATTTCAACGCTTTGAACATCTATCGAAGCGGAAAAGTTGTCTAGTTTAATTGTCATGATAATACATTTGAAGTTGATAAATTCATAGTTCTACAAGCGAAGTAAAAACAAGATGCTGAAGTTTTCCCTAGTGCGTATGTCCACCCCGTTGAGTTGCTTCCAATTATAACAGCTCTTGTAGTATCGTATCTTGGTGTTGTTGAACTCCACACGTTCGCATCCGTTGAAAAATTAAAAGGTGCGTAATTCAAAACTCCTACTGCTGTGCCATCATTGATAAGATTTTCTAATTCGTTTCTATTTGTTAATCTCCAACCACTCGTAAAACTTCCAATACTAGTAGCTAAAGCACCATCAACCGCACTATTCCATGTAACGTTACCACCGTTTGAGTTTTTAGTATAAGCTAATAAGGTAGTTCCATTCCATGTTGACCAATCTAAAACGATTGCAGTAGCGTAAGTTTGACCACCTAAAATATCAGTAAATCTATTAGTAGTAGTGTTTAAAGTTGCGCTTCCGTTATTATGCAAAGGTACTGAATCTAACGTTAAAAAGTCGGTAGCCCTACCAGCTTCTAAGTCTCCATCGTCGCCTGTTCTATATGAAACAGTTTGACCCGTTTTAGGAATAGTAGCTGTACTTCTTGGACTTGGTGTAGTAGCAGCAGATAGTATAATATCAACTTTGTGCTGTGCTTGATTAGGAGTTACTGAGTTAGGAGTTAAAGTACTTCCGTTAGAATCTTTTAAAACAATGTCTAAAGGGTCGGTTGCATCAATCGTAAAACTATTCGCTGAGTTTACCGTAATATCGTTGTCAGCTACGTTGTAATTAACCGTTGCCCCACTTGGTACGCTTTGACTGCTTATAGTTCCATCACCCGTTTTTTTGATGTTTATAGTCCCGTCAGGTGCGCTAATTGTTACGTCTTGAACACTTGCTACCGTTGCTGTATTAACTACTGTTAAAGCTGAGTTTTGTACGTCTACTGTGATGTCAGGCAATACTAAGCTACCTTCTGCTAAAACTGAAGCTGAATAACTAGCATCTGAATTTTCAACTGTTGCATCTTGAATTTCAATAGTACCTACTTCGCCACTTGCAATAGTACCGTTATAAATCTGCGTTCCGTTTGAATCAGTAATTACATAACCAGCAGGTGAGCAAGAACTACCCGAACTACCAACCTCGCAAATAGTCATATCGTTACCGACTAATACGTCAAAGGTAACAGTCCACCCTGCTAGGTAATTCTCAAAACGTTCTGTAAATTGCTCAAAAGTAGGATTACCGTCTAATTGATAGCCTTCTGAAACAATCGAACCCCTGCGTAATAACTCGGTAAGTCTATCTAACACTTTTAACTGAGTGTGCCAAATATCTTGCGTGTTATCGTTACCGATAAAAATATCAGTAGTAGCTTCTTTCGATACGTCAACAATATCCATTGCAAGAATAGATATATTGAAACGCATAACATTCGATTCCTTAGTAACGTTATTAACTACTAAGTGAGATAAAGGAAAGATAGTCTTTTTGTTTAGGTCAACTTGAAAAATATCTCCATAAGTAACCGTATTAACAAATGGGTCAAGTTTTAACGTGTCCTTTATTTTTGTCGTGAATTGATAAAAGCCATTCATTTCTTTTCCTCCTTACTTAACTTTAAAAGGTACTTCTGTAACTTCTTTACATTTTCCTCTTTAGGTGTGTATCTCTTTTTAACAATCATAAAAACCAACCTCCAAAATTATTACTTCTATCAGGGTGCATATCTCCATTTGAGTTAGTATTGTATTCAGGGAACAAACTTTGATTAAAACTCATGTAATCAATGAATCTTTCTGTGTAGTGTTTAGCTATACTTTGCTCTTTCTCTACGAGGTAATCAACTTCGTTTTTTGCTACGCCTTCAGAGTTTTCAGAGCCATGCTTATAAACGCCTTTATTAGCGATTGTATACGCTGCGAATGGTAAATATTCACTCATAGCCCAATGTATCAACATAGGCTTAATATAGTTGTTTAAAAGGCTTAAATAGTTGCCTGAAATAGTACCTGCTACAATATCATTATTAATCTTATTGAATAAATCAGTACCCAAATAATTTTGTACGTGAATATCCTGAGCTATTTTAATAAACTGCGTAAATTTGTCAGGGTCAACATTGCCATTTAAAGCCGTGTATTTAACTAAATCTTCTTGTGTAATAAAAAGTGCTTGTGCCATTATCTAAAGCGTTTATTGGTTGGTAAAAATCCTTCGTAAGGCATATCTTTAGGTGCTGTATAAACTCGTTGGTCGTTTATAGGCTTACCTGTTTTTAAATCTTTATCAGTTAATGGTACAATCTCACCAGCTTTGCGAACTTCAGCAGGTGTGTACTTTCTTGCAAGTGGTGAGTTAGCATCTGACTTTTTAAGATATGTTTCACGAACCCATTTATGCCCGCAAGCACCCCCACCTTTGTACAACCAAATAGAGTAAGTATCTGCTCCTTCAGGCCCCCAACCTTCGTTAACTACTTGTGAACCCATTGCAATAATATCTTCTTTACGATAGACTTTATTTGCTTGTATCATTTTCTTGCAGAACTCTCTTGAATTTTCTTTAATCTCTCCTACGTAACGATAACGAGATTTAAACACATTTCCGTCTTGCTCGCTTGAAGCATTTGCCCTTGCTGTTCCTGTACTTACAAACTCCCAAATCTTACTTAAAAGGCTTTGTTTAGGGTTGTTTAGTTCGTTCAAATAAGCGTCTTCTTGGTCTTCTAATTCATAGTTTACATCTTGTGTATCTATCAACTCCCAACCTTCCAAATCATTGTCAGCGAACTTATCTAATTCGTTAAACAGTCTTTCGTCAAATGACTTTTGTTTACTCATAGCTATCTCATTCGCTTGTTGAGTTGCTTCTAAATCTTCTAGTAGATTTAAACGCTTAAAGTATAAATCCAAAGTAACACCGTTAAACGCTAAGACTTTTTCTATTCCTTCAATCAATAATTCTTGAAGTGGTTTAATAGCTGTATTGTAGAAATACAAAGCACCCGTATTAATCTCTTCTGCATTTGAACTGAAGCCTTGTCCATCAGGTGAAATACCAACCAACATAGGACTAGTAACTGTATGACCTGCTAAAATCTTATTACGTGCTTCAGTAGCTAAATAAGAATAGTGCTCAGGAGCATTATCTAGTTGTATATCTTCAATAGTTGCCTTATTCTCAGGATTGTCATTGAACGCTACAATTACTTTATCTCCTGTTGAACCTGTTAACTTTCCTTTTACCTTATTCACTAACTCCTGTTGTTGTTCAGGTGTTAATTTTCCGTTATTAAAGTTAATTAGTTTTGTTCCGCTAAAAGAATTAGTAACATCATTGATTAAAAACTCACTAATCTTTTCTTCAAGTACGCAATAATCTAAGCATCCTTCATAATCTACTCTATGAAAGTATTTTCTACCTACCGAATACTGTCCAACTACTAGAATCTCTAAAGGTGCTTGTGATGTTCCAAACGAAGATATAAACTTAGGTGGGAATTTTTTAGTATCTTCCCAATTATCCGAATAGTAATATCCGTTAATATCTCCGTTCTTATCGCACTTTTCAGGGCGTGTTAAATAGATTGGTAAGTGTTCAACCTTTGCTACTCTTTTTCTGTCCTTAGAATAGATAATTTGAAGTGCATAACCACCAAATAGTTTAACCTCTAAAGCACATTTACGCAAAGTATCGTTAGAAAATAACATCTTCATTTGTGCGTAGTCGTTAGGCTTTCTGCTTGCGTCTCTAGCATCAATACCTTTACCATAAATCAAACGTGCCATGTTGTTAATAATAGCGTTGTTAGTTGTTGAGTTACGATAACGGCACATTAACCACTCGTAGTAGTCGTTGTTTTCTCCATATTCTACCCAAGCATTTCTAGTATTTTCTACTATCTCAGGCTGTGTGTATTTACTTAGTTCTAATACGTGTATTGTACTCATAGAATAATATAATCGTTGTTACTTGTGTGTTGTACGTATTCGCCATTGTTTACGCTAAATGTATCTGTATCTTGGTTAGTACAAAATACTTTATCATAGTAAACTATATCCGTACCATTATACACCTTTAAAATGTACGTGTTATTTTCAATTGTATCTAAAATCTCAGTTACCGAAAGGTAGTAAGTAGTATTAGTTGGACTTATCGAATATGTGAATACTTCGTTAGTCTGCTCATTGGTTAAAGTCATGCTATCCGCTGTGTAAACACGAGGAATAAACTTGAACGTCTGAGGGCTGATTGACTCTTGTACTATAATCATACTTATTAAACAATTTAAGTCGAATCTTGTTACAAAAAAACCCCTAAACAACTTAATGAATAGGGGCTTGAATAAAATAAGCTAGTTATTAAGAACCTGCTACGATAGTAAATCCTGCTGTTGTTAAACCTGCTTCAGTAGTTGCTTCAAAGAAGTTAGCTGGTGCTTTTTCCATACCTGTCAATACCAAAGTATATCCTGATAAATCACCCATTGCTCCACCTGTTACAACTGTTCCACCTGTTACATCCATTCCAAAGTCTTTACCTGCTAAGAAGAAGTTTCCATTATTATCTTTAATGATGACTTTTGGATTACCGTAAGCTAACAATTTAACCGCTTTGTGCGTTGCTACGTCTAATTTTTTAAGCGTAACTGTTAACACTTGGTTAAAGTAAGTAGTTCCATTCTCACGAGAAGAAGTAATATCTTCTTGATAAGTAGAATTACCTTTTAAGTCAAATTTGTACGCACTTGGAGTACCTAATACAGCTTCAATAACATCTGTATTAGTAGCGTCCATTGTGTATCCTGTTAAATCACCATCATTAATAAAGTAGATAGCATCTAAACCTCCGATTGAATCTTTACAAGGCTCTATACGCCCTGCTGCAATATCACATGCCATAGTTTTTATGTATTAAAAAAGGGGATAGGGAAAACCCGACCCCCTTCGGTTGTTATTAATTAATTATTAGTTAGCTGAGTTAGTAATACCGTAGGTAGTAATATCCTCAACATTTGCGTAGTTAACCGCTGCGTTCATACGCATTACAATTCTTACGTTCATACTTCCGTCAATATCCGCTAAATCTAGGACTTTGACCTCATTCATATCTGAAAGTACGCTACAGCCAAAGAACAAGTTTGAAGTCTCAGCTGCGATTGCTACGTTGTTACTCATTCCTGACGCCATGAAAATTGGAATACCATCGAAAGACAAAGCACCGTTGTTATACCATTGTGTTCCTGCGTTGTTAGTACCATTAGCACCCAATCCTGAAGCACCAAATCCACCTAATGCACGAATGTAAGCTTTAACGATGTTACGAGAAGCATAGATTTTTAAATCGTCTTTTCCGTAAACCGCAGCAGGGATTGCGTCAACCAATTTACCAAGTTCAGTGATAACGTTTGAAGCAGTTACAGTAGTTCCAGCAACCTCGTTTGCAGTAGGCAAAGAAGCATCAGCAGCTAACAAAGTTTCGAATCCGTTAAACTGTCCTGATGTACCTGTAGCACCTGACCAAATAGATACTTCGATTGCAGCAGCAACTTTAGCAGCAGCGTAAGCAATTAAGTAATCAGCGAATGATTTAGGTAATACATCGTGAGCAGAATAGCCCATTTCAGCCGCTTGCCATGATGAATGCAAGTCTTTTTTACATAATTGTAAGTTAACTTGTAATTCTTTAGGAGTGATAGTACGCTCAGTAATAGTTACAGTTGAAGTAGCTGTAAAATCACATGAAGCATCTTTCAAGATGCCATCTGTTCCTAATTTGTTAATTACTGCTTTGTATTTAACGTTTGGTAATACTGTCAAACCGCCATTTGCGATTGTATCACCTGATAATAATGCAGCAGCCACCCATTTACCTGAATGTTCTCCCGCATATGTCGTAGTAAGACTCGTTGTCGTCGCCATTTTTATTTATTTTTAAATTAAAGTTTATTTTGAAGTCATTTCTAGCACTCTATCCATTGTATTTTTTTGGCGGTTAGGTGCAATTTTAAAATCTACCGTTGCCTTGCTAGGTTCAGGATTGTGTTTGATTGGTTCAACCGCAGGCTCTTCGCTTGCTAGTTCTACCTCTTTCGATTCTTCTTTTTGTGCTAACTGCGCTTTTAACTCAGTAATTTCATTGCGCATTGCTTCCATTTCAGAAAAGAAAGATTCTTTTACGATTGATTCAACAATCTTTTTAGCTTGTGGTGCTTCAGGCTCACTCATTTCCATTTGTGGCTCTTTTTCTTCCGCTTGTGGGTGTCCTTGCTCAGGCATATTTTCTTCAGTTGCTGCATCTTGAATGCTTGCAATGATTCCTTCTACCTCAACGATTAAGATACGCCCATCTTCCAAAGTGTATTCACCTACAGGCATTGGAATGATTCCTTCCTCTTGTACGATTCCAACAGAATACTCAGGCTCGAATGCTTCCGCTTCGATTACCGTTACTCCATCTTCTAACATCATTTGAGCAAGTTTTACTTCCACCGCTTTAAGTCCTACACTTCTAAGAACTTTGTTTACGTTGTCTTTAATACTCATTGTTAATTTATTTTTTAGTTAAACAAATACTTATTTATTTTGTAACATTTTTACCCCCTTACCGTAACTACTGTTACTTCATCGTTACTATGGTTTATTACTGCTGTTGATTGATTTACTAGGCTTCCGATACCTTGACCTAGTTGTGCTTTTTCAACATCTTCTTTTTTTGGTTTCTTAACTTTTGCCATGCTTTTAATTATTATGCGTAGAAAATATCAATTGCTAAATCACTTGCCGTTACTGCTGTAGTGTCAGCGTCTGCAATTCCTGTTACTGTAGTAAATGCAATACCCGTAGAGAATGCGATACCACCCTCACTTGCAAACTCACGAACTCCATTAGGTGGTACTCCGATAGTCTGAACTACTCCCGTCCCTGCTGTTGGCGATGTTGCTTGATTATGTAGTTTAACATACTTCCAAGCTGCTGAGGAATTAGTAATAGCCCAACCTAATAAACGACCTGCTGAAGCCTTTACTACTGTAGCGTTAGTTGTACCTGCTGAAATCAAGTGTGTTCTTGAAGCTGCTCCCGTTGCATTCGCTCTGTATTGAACGCCAAAGTCTCCGATTGCATTTGTACCTGCTGCTAAAGAACCCGTTCCAATGTTTGCTGTAACCGTTCCTGACACAGTAGCGTTTAAGTTTGCTGCCGTTCCATTTGCTACAGTTGTAATAGAACTAGATAATTCAGAATGAATAAATGTAGTAAACGCTTGAATGCTTCCACCCGTAATAGTAGACGCAATTCTTAAACGTAAGAATTTGAAGTTTGAAGAGCCTTCGTAAATAATTTGAGAAGCCGTAGCAGTAATTGCTGTAACAATTGGAACACGAACCACTAATGCTTGGTTGTAAACTGGTATAGCTTGGAAGTTTGTACCATCGTTTGAACCTTCAAAGATAAACGTTCCACCTGTACCTGTAGAAACTACTTGGCAAGCAAAAGAACGATACTTAGAAACATCTACTGAAGTACTACCTGCTACAGGAGTTAAAATGTTGTTTACAGTTGCTGTTTGTGCTGATTGACCTCTAAGGAAATCGTCTTTTAAAGTGTCGTTACTATCAATGATACCGAAAGCCGTATCTACTTGTAGTGTAGTAGTAGTTGAGCCTCCTTCGTTTTTTACAGTTACTCTAATGTAGTTACCGTTGATTGGATTACTAACTGCCAACTTCTCACCTGCTACATAAGAGAATTGTTGTGTTTCTGAAATCTTAGTGCCTGCCAAATCAATGAATTGGTCAATAGTAATTGTTAAGTTTTGGTCTGCAAATGCCAAAAAGGAAATACTAGGATATTTAGTAATATCTTCAATCGTTCCCGTGAAACTTGCGCCTGATGCTAATTGTGCCGTAGTTGAGTTTGATGTACTAAAAAAGTAATTTACTCCACTAAGTGCTGAATCTACTTGTGCTGCCATTATTTATCTATTATTTGTTTTAATTGTTCAATGATTAATTCTTCTTCTGTTTTACTTTGTAGCTGTTCAAATCCATCATACATCGCTTCGATTGAATAACCACCGTATTTACCATCTTTAATCTCCTGCCATACTGCATCGTTATACACTTTTGACATAACTACCCATTCGCCACCTTTTGCTCCTAAGCTGTATAGGTTTGATTTATCCTGTTTAGGATCTTCTACAATCCAAGATTCTATTACGCTAATTCCTTCTACCTTTTGCTCATGTTCTAAAGTGAAATTTTGAGTGTTCATTTTCTTCATAAACAACTCTGCCGAACGTCTTACAGTATCTTTAGAAAAGTAAATGTTAAATTCCTTTCCTTGCATTACTCTGTAAATTCGTTTCTCAGGCACTAAAGCAAAACCAACTACGATACGCTTATCTTCGTCAATTACTTTTAGTTGTACTTCGTCTTTTGATAGGTAAACAAAATCCTCTTCTATTGCAGGGTTTTCTACTAGACTAATTGCAAAAACACCATCTTCGCTTTCGTCTTTAATTTTAAGTTCTATCTCTTGTAACTTTTTCATATTAATTAAACAATTTTATAAGGTTGCTGTTGCTATTTTATTACGTTCTAAACTTTGTGCGCTTGTTACGTCTCCGCTTACTACATAAGCCTTTATAGGTTTACTTCCTTCTAATCCATATAACTGATTCGTACCACTATTACCAACTAGATTAAATTGTGCAGGTTGTGATTGTGGTAAATTAGGAGCACCTGAACCACTTGTACCACCGCCTGAAGTCGAAGCACTTGGACTGCCACCTGCATCGAACTGAGTAGAACTAATTTTTTTAACGTTTGCTACACCCGAAGCAACAACTCCCGCTGCTGCCACAGCACCCAAAGCTAAACCAACAGGTCCTGGAATAGTTGCAGTCATTCCTGTAAATGCAGATACAGCACCCTTGATAGTGTCAATAGTTGCCATCGCAATATTCAACTTCTTTTGCGCTTCAAATGCTTTCTTTTGTTGCGCTTTAGATTTACCTGCAAATGCTCCGATAATGTCAGAGATGCCTTGTAAACCTGAACGTGTAGCTTCTAAACTACTTGCTGCTAGTTGTTTCTTTCTAGCAAGTTCTTTTTCTGCTGCTGCTTTATCGTCCGCTTCTTTCTTTTCTCTATACTTTACATTTATAGCGTCAATGTCAGCATTCAACTGTTCTTGTAATTGCTTTTCTAATTCAGCATTTCCCTCTGCAATTAAGAACTTTTCATCGTAAGAAGTAACTAAATCTTGTATCTCTTGCTCTTGTTGTGTTTCATTAAGTGAACGCTCTAATTGATACTGAGCATCTTCTTTACTTATACGTTCTTGGTTAAGTCTTAACTCTTCCTCATTGCGTATTCTTATGGCTTCTAATTCCTCTTGACTTTGACCTTTAACAGCTTCAATAACTTCGGGAATATGTGCAGCTAAATCAGCTTCTTGTTTATCTAAACTAGCCCTATAATTTTCAGCATTTTCTCTATTTAGGTCTTTCTTTTCCTTTGCTAATTTCTTTTCCTCTACCTCAATACTTGTTAACGAATCCTGAGCGACTGAAACCATATCAACAAATGACTGCTCAAAGATTTCATTACCTTTCATTCTACCTCTCATGTATTGGGCGAATGCTAAGTTAGCTTCTGCTTCTTGTTTTTGTAGTTTTATCTTTTCCTCACGTAGCTTAATAGTAGATTTTCCTTCAGCTTCTAATAGTGCAATTTTTCTATCTAAACCTTTTAGATTTTCTGCTCTTGCTCTTTGCTCTTGCTCTAGTTGTTTAATGTGTTTAGCGTGTGCTTTCTCCTGCTCCGCTGCTACTGCTCTTGTAGCATCAGAAGTACCCATTATAGCGTCTTTAATTTCTCTATACGCTTTTATAGCAAGTGTGATTGGAAGCACTAAAGCATCTAAATACCACTTTAAAGCCTTACTTCCTTTCGTGCCTGAGTTTAGATAATCGTTAAAAGATTTAGTTGCCTTTTTAGTTACCTCAGTTACCTTGTCTAAATTAGAAATAAGAAACCCAACACCAACAACTAAAACACCAATACCTGTTGCTAATATTGCTCCTCTGATTCCTGAGAAAGCAGCCTTACCTGCTGCTCCTATTGCTTTAAATACAGGTATTGATTCTTTTAAACCTTGAACACCTTGAGCAATAGCCATAGCACTTTGAACCTTAAGCAATGCTTCTTGCACTTTCTCAGATTCAACACCCATAGCACCCATAGCACCCTGCGCCAATTCAAAGCCTGCCGTAACACCACCTAAAGCACCGCCTAGTTTATTAGCAGTTGTCATTGAAAGCCCATCGACTTCTAGGTCAACTTGCTGTAACGTCTTTTTCAGTCTTCCCGCTTCTTGTGCTAAAAGATTAAACTCTTCAGTCCCTTTTTTGCCTTCCAAAGCCATTTGATAAAGTTGGTCTTCCAACTCACCAATAGAAGCCGTTAAAGGTAGTACATCACCATAAACCTCGTCGAACTTTGCGCTAAGTCTGTCTAACTGTTTTACACCGTCTTCGGTTTGCACTTCAATTATTACCGTTTTCTTTTCCATGCTTGCTTTCTTTTACTTTGTTTGTACATTTTAGAAACCGTTGTTGTTATTTCGTTTCTACCTTTTGCTATGTCGATAAACTCTGATTGACCATAGAAGTTATCTATTTGTAGCATCTGTAAAATATGACTTATCATATACCGTTTTGATTAATGATTATAAATTGTGTAGCTATTACTATTCCGTTACTTGTAACCGTTACAGGGAAAGTATTTGTTCTTGGTGCGCCTGTGTTTAAAGGAACACTAAACGTAAGAGTATCTCCTGCATTTAATGTTGTTGCACTTGGAGTAGCAAATAAAGTCTCGTAAGGAGTACCGATAGTTAAAGTAACTCCTTCAGGTATTTGCTTTGTGTAATATAGCGTTGTAGGTCTAAATCTTGAAACGCCACTAAATATAGCACCGTAATCTTGTGTTTCTCTCCAGTTAGATATGAGTGTGAATTTTACCTCACCACTTGTTAGGTTAGTATTCATATCATTTATAAGATACTTTTTATCTCGTATAACTAACGAATCTTTTAATCTTAACGCTTCTAATACATTTAAAGGTAACATTGCTGTAACGCTAATAATTCTAGTTTTTGGATTGTATAGATTAAGTAGATATTGCTCGTAGTAAATTTTGTATAAAGAGTTTAATTCTACGTCAAGTGTATAAGACGATATTTCACTATTAAAATTTAATGTATAGTTGTTTCCTGATTCTATTGTATCTTGTCCAAACGGAACGTAACTAGTAAGCGTAACTGTTGAACCGTTATAAAATTTCAAAGTATCTGTTAACGTTACTTTCTCATTTCTATAAAGTGAAACGGGCTTAGGTGCGTAGTTTTTATATTCAGGCTCAGTTCCTAAACAGTAACCTACTTGAATATCTGTTGAAGTAAATTTATTATGCAACAAAGTTTCAAAAGGTAGCTTTATAACATAGTCGCCACCATCGTAACCGAATACGCTACTTAAATTACCATACTCCTTAGAAAATAAATCATAAAACTCCATATTCATGAAGCTGTTAGACTTCTCGTATTCAAATGAAATCTTGTTATACAAAACAGGTCTTGATATATCTATACTATCAATCGAAACATACTTAGTTATGTCAATCGTTTGCCCTGAATTATAAAAGTCTTCTAAAGGTTCAATTCGATATGTATCAACACCATCACCATAACAAACCAAATTGAACTGTCTAAAAATACCGCCTATAAAATCCAATATTTTCATGTCAGGAGCGTATGCTGCAAAGTCAGTATAAGTACTTGTTGAGATTGAACCTGAGTTATCTGTGTAAGATATTATACCACTTGAAGTAGAAGTGCCTGTGTCAATTAGTGTATAAGTAATATCGTAACTTATATCCGCATCGAATGTAATAGATGAAGTTGAGCGCAACTTAAAATAATACGTATAAGATAAGTTACTTACTAAATTGTTTATTTCAGCAATGTAGTAAATACCTAAAGTATTACTAGGATATGAATTAATCAAAAGACCATCTCTATAAACATCTAAAATGTACACATCACTTGGAGAAGCATTTATCTCTACTTTAATCTTATGTATAATATGAAATACGCTATCATAAGGCGACACAAGCAATGAAGCAGGCTCAATGTAGTTAACATTTACTTCGTTATCATACAAAGGAGTTCCTGCTGTTCCTGCAAAAGATATTAATTCGGCTTGGCTGTAAAAGTTATTGTTTTCTTTGTTCTTATACCACAAGAAAGCATTTTCAAAACGTGGTGAGTTATTAAGCCAAGAACCTGTAAAAGTTATTCCGTATCTTGATTGAATTAAATCTAAAATAGCCTTATAAGAAATAGCAGGGTACAATTCTTTGTAATCTATTGCACCTGCGTTTATACTAATATCATTGCTTGTTGCATCACCATACTGCCAAACTCTGTTGGAACTTATTAAAGGATATTGTACCGAATCGTAATCCTCAACCCTTGCTTGTACTTCTGTTCCTGTGTAAGGGTGGTTAAGTGTTGAATAGTCTAAATCCGAAAGTTTATCTTCTAATATTACATCTTTTAAGCTAACAAAATCGCCATAGAATGTAACTGTATAATCATTTGCACCTCCGTTTTTTATAGATGACTTTTCTAATTGAACCCTACCTGTTTTGAATGGTGTAAAATCAATCTCTATTCGTGCATTACGTCTTTTCGAATGGTTTATTACATTATCAACATCATTATTATAATAGTGTTCAAAGATAGCGTTATTGTTTGGTGTAGCTGGAATGGTGAACGTTCTTGAAATATCAGTAAACGTTTTCGATATGTCGTAAATATTCTGAGTAGATGAGTTAACTGTAATAGTTTCATCTGAAAATAAATCCAATCTTTGATTCTCAACGTATATTTGTACCGTTCTCATATTACGTTATTAAGTTTATCAAATGCGTACTCAAACTCCAAAGTGTAATTAATTAACTTTTGGTTTATATGCTTGTGCATCTCTATTGAATTTGTCTTTAACTTACAAGCGTAAGACGTGCCACTTGGAATATACTCCGTTAAATTCATTGATTCAGATAAAAGCATTTCTTGTAGTGTATAAGCATAGTTTTCATCTACCCAACCTGTATTAACTTTTATACTTTCATTGCCGTTAACATTCATTATTTTGTTTATAGCCTGTGAAGTATCGTAATCAACACTTGACGGCATAGCTTTATAAGAGATACTTTTTACTTCAAACCTTTTATAAGATGCTTTCCAAAATATCTCTCGTTGTGGGACTCCGTAACTATTAATAAAGTCAATAGCTAAAGGTTCGTATTTACACTCGTCTTGTGGTAGGAAAACATAAGAAGCTTGTAATACACTTGATGCGTCATAAATCTCCAAAGTATTTCCTAAAGTTTGATACTGCACTCTGGCAATAGTTTTTATCCCTCTACTGCCTAAACTTACTGAAGTTTCATCTAGCGTGTCAGTCTCAATATATTTAGCAGTCCAACCTGAACTATCAGTACAAAAAGTTAACGTTCCATTATTTCCTGACGAACCTGAATAATAGTAGTAAGTACCTTCTGCAAGTCCAAACTCACCAAAAGAAGGATTCATTCCTTGCTCAAAACTACCGTAACCATCTAAGCACCTTAGTATTTCTGTGGATGAATCGTAAACATCATTTATAAATATCTCAGCATAAAACTTACAGTATAAATCATATTCGGCTGCAGGATAGTTAGCACTCACTACACTGCTAGGTTGTACTGAAATATACTCACGCAAATAAGGAGATACATTAAAGCTAACATCAGTACCAATAACAATAGGTTTGCTTAATACTTTTGTAGGTGTACTTGGTATAATGTCAGGATCATTCCAAATGTATAAATCTAATCTTACATTATCGTTCAATGCTCCCGTAACGGTTACGAAATACGGAGAACGTGCCATTAATTTACTTAGTGCCATTAACTGTATATTTTAAAAATTCATCTATATCTAACCCAAATGCTTCTACTAAATCACCGCTTAGTTTTTTGTATTCATTCTCAAAAGGTTTAGTAAAGAATAAGCTAGGTTTAATACCATTGTTAAATATTCCTCTAGCAATCAAAAACGTTAAAGATTTAGTTGTTATGAAACGCCCTTTCTTATCTCGCCCTTTTATACCTTTGTTCCTTACCCATTGCTCAAATACTTTTGATGGTGGCATCTTTGTTTTATATCTAAACGGTGTATCGTATTTCTTCTTTTTACCGCTCACTCCTTTATCTTGAAATTCACCATACTTACCCAAATCAAACTCCAATGCAAAGTTACCTGTTTTAAATACTGTTAAGTCTCCTTTCAGTCCTTTATGTAAAGCACCTGTTGAGTTCTTACCCATCTTTGTTAGGTTACTTTTAGCCTGTTGAATAACACGCTTTTTAAATAATTCTAACTCCTTTTGTACTTCAGTATTTTTCACGTCTTATATTATTTAACCCTGCTTCGTATGAAAGAATGGTAAGGCATTGAAATAATCCGATTTTTGCAACGCTTTCAATGCTTCTAACATCTCCTTTAGCGAGTGCGTAGAAGTAGTTGTACCACCCCCACCTTGCGTTAAACTGTGATTGAGCGGTATATTCAGTTCCATCACCTCCTTCTCCAAATAGTTCAGGGTAGCTTTTAATAACTCGTTCCCTAAACGGTAAAAAAAAACCAACGATCCAAAAGCAACATCTAACGGTGCGTACTTCAATACCTCTGAATAAGTGGCACTACCCTCATAAGGTTCAATCTCGTATTTATCTCCTTTTACCTTTGTGATAGGTCTATACATTACTGCGAGTGCCTTGTGCATAGTTTCCCAATTAGCAATGTACTTATCTAAGTCTGCATACTCACCACTAGAAATATCTTCTAAGTTAGGAATGAATCCAAACTCTTTACCACCTAAAGTAAAACGCTGTATAAACTTCTTGTCATCTTCCAACATTTTACGCAAAGTACTTGCTATTGATTCAACGTCAATCTGTCTAATACGTATCACATCACTCATTCTTATTTTACAGAATGTAGCAATCATTTTATGCGTTATGAATACATCGTTATCAGTCTCATCTAATACCCTGTTAAACGCTTGAAACTGCTCCAGCGTAATATCACTTAACTTGTTAGGTACTTGTATTTCTTGTATCATCATTTGTTTAACAATTAATCGTTCTTTTTGTAGTAGGCAGTTGCAACATCGTAAGCGTGGCAAATCATTTTAAAGTGTAAGTTAAACCGCATAGGGTCATCAAATACAATCATTATCTTCTTACCTGTTCTTTCAAGTATGTACGCTTGCACTACTGCCTTGTATTCTTGTATATCAATATATTGCGTATTGTCCACGATTAGGGTTTTCTAGTTGGTAAGTTACTGCATATCGTATTGCATCTATTGCGTGGTTATAATTATCGCAAGGGGTTTTAGATTTCTTTTCTAGCCATGAATAGTTGTTTAACTCTTTATGCAAGTCGATGCTATCTTCTGAGACTATCAAATCATAATCTTGTAGTAGTGCTATTCCTAAAGTAACGCTTCCTTGACCTTTTACCGCTTCAATCATGTTTAGACCTTTTGCTTTCAACTCACTAATCAAACGAGGCTCAGCGTTATCTGCTACGATTAGACTTTGTCCTGCGTACTGGTTATTTAAAAAGTAAATATCTGAAGTAGTCAATCCTGCCTTGTAGAAGTGCAACCTAATATAGATTTTCTTATTCGCCTTATCTATTGAAGTCTCAACCAACGTGCTAGGGTCGTTACTAAATCCAAAGTCTTGACCAAATACTACAGTACCACAGTTTTTAAACTCACCTATTGACCAATTACTAAATATTACTCCCTCAGCTTTATCTAACCAACCTCCTAGTATTTGATGTTTATACTTTTCGGGTCTGTGGTTCTTAATGTATTCTACTTGACTAATAAACGAAGGTGAAAGGTTGTTTAAGTTATCTAAGTACGTAGTATGTATGTATGTAGTGTCTCCTTTTATTAGCGTTTGACCTGCCTCAACTCCCCTACTCTCAAAGAACTTATTATAAATGAAGTGTTCCTTCGTTGTTGGGTTAAGTATCAGTATAACTCTATTCTGTAAACTCTTATGTCGAATAGATAAATCAATCTTGTCAAACGTATCTTCATCTGTTAACTCTTCCGCTTCATCTAATACCCATGTAGTAACACCTTGCAATGATTTCAAATTAGCCGTTTGCGTTCCTGAACTTGTTTTAATCCCTTTAAAGATTATCTTACTACCTGACCTAATGTTTATAATCTCGTCTTTTGTGATTAAAAACTCGTCAACAAGTCCTAGCATTTCAATCTTTTCTAAGAACTCAGGAATAATCGAAATAGACGCACTTACTAAAGTGTACCTAGTAAATAGTATGATGTGCCCGCTATCTCGCATTAGAAGACATAAAAACGTAGTTATACTAAATGATTTAGATGAACCACGACCACCTGTTACAATGAAGTAACGAGAATCTGACCCTAGATAATTGTATTTGTTATTTAGTACTATCAATGTAGTTTGTAATTATATCTAAAACTTGTTCATCATTCTTATTTCTAAGCATCAACTCAATATGATTTCTTTCATCCTTACGCCCATTTCTATAAGATAGATACATAAATAAAACTAATACAGGTAACGCTAAAAGTACAATCATTACTTATCAATTTTAAATAGTTCTTTGATTGAATCGCTAGTTAATGTCATGTTGTTGTTTAAGTCAAGTTCTTGCTTAGGCTTACCTAAAGTGTATTCAAGTATTAACTTAATCGCTTGCATTCTATCTGGCTTTGTACTAAATGCTATTGTTTTACATTGCTGTAGAATTTGCTCAACGTCTTCTTTGCTTACTGCATTTTCAATTGCTTGTCTGTAATCATTCTTACGCTTGTCAATTCCGTTTGACTTTGTAGAATGCCCTCCGTTATTTGCTCTTCTATCCATAATTAATATAAATTAATTTTTAAATATTAGATATATCAACTCTCTTTTCCATTCGAATAGAACCACCTCCGCTTCGTTGTAAGGCTCTTTCAGTTCTTTTACTTCATCTTGGTAAGAACTAGACGCTTCTATCTTTACAAGTCGTTTATTTGCTCCTACTATATTTTGTGAGTGTTCTATAAATTCTTTTAGTTTCATTAATTCTCGCTATAAACCATTTGGTAAAATACGTCTGTAGTTACTTGATTTAGTTCTAATCTTGTTATAGTAGTATCGTAATAAACAACATAAGCCACCTCCGCTTTACGTAAGGTAGCTTTTAATGTTGCCCACTCTTCGGAGTGAATGATTGGATTTATAACTGCAATGTAGTACTTCATGCTTCTAGTTGCTTCCAAATAGATTTGTCTTTAAATGTAACGTGTACTTCTTTATCCTTTAGATTATTGTTTATTCTTATGTGGGTATTTAGGTACTTGTTATTTAATTCAGTTGCTTCGTGTTTTTGATGTTCCGATACTTCAATCAAATAAGGTAGATAATTATACTTTACTCCTTTATGCTTGACTTCGTTTTTAATAACGTGTTCAATACACTTATCAACTTCTTTTGTTATTATCATGCTTTCATTAAGTTATTACCCCAAATCTCGTTAAACTCTTTGTGAGTAATCTCATTAAACGTATTAAAGAACTCAGGAGTTGTATCTTTGTAGTTGTGTTCTTCCGTACAAAAGTTACCGCTCCATTTCCATTTGCTTATCCTAATCTTACTAACAGCTTCGAATAGTTCACATATTACTTCATTCTTTTCTTTATGCTTAAAGTATCTTACTGACATATTGTTCTATATCGTTTAGTGTCGTTACTGTAGTAAGTCCATTCTCCATTGTCTTTATCGCAGAAGTCAGAAGCTGGAGTTGTATTATGGTCTTCGTTCCAACTAAATCCACTAGGATAGTTAGATGCTAATGCTTCGTGGTGTTCGTAACATTGACACGCAGAAGTTTGTGCTTCTTTATTACAGCTTACAATCGTAAGTAATGCAATACTAATTAGAATCGTTTTCATAGGCTTCATATACTTTTTTTAGTGTTAGGTGTATTTCTCTCCAACAGTCAGCGCATGATGTAGGCTTTCTTCCGTCTCTCATTACTCTGTTGAATATTTTTAGTAGTACTTCTTGTTGGCTTACTTTGATTGTGTTTCCACAAGTAGCGAAGTAGTGTGTTAAGTATTCGTATTCATCCTCAGTTAAACATAAAGGTTTCTGATACGGAAACAATCTATTAAGTTTTTCCTTGCGCTCGTCGCAACCACAATCCTCTCCTGCAATGAATTTAACAAGTTTCTTAATTCCTGTTGCTGTAGTAATCTTTTCAATCGTATCTCCTAAACCTTTTGATTCGTTACTTACTTCTTCTTCTACTTCTTTAGTAAGTTCTTCAATGTTCTTACGGTTAATCTCTTCAGCTTGTTTTTTAGCGTTGTCGATTGCAATTTGTTCTTTTGTTCTTCTAGTTCTCTTTTTCATTTTCATCTATTAAGATTTTAATACTCATCATTAAGGCACTTAAAAAATGTTGGTCTATTAAATTAACCGCTTCCTTTGTTGATTCTGCCATTTTTGCAACTGTATCTTCTAGTTTGTTTACTAGGTATTCATTAATTGCTTCTTTCTTTTGTTTCTTTGTCATATCTTTTCGTAATCTTCATTCATAAAGTCATCCCAATCCTCGCCAACGTTTTCTTTAATTCGTAGCTTACATTGTTTAATTGTATCAAAAATCGTTCTTAAACTTATATTAGTGTCTTTTGCTATCTCTCGCATACTTTTGCCACTTGAAATGTAAAGCCTAAATAGTAACGTATCGAAGTAGTGCCAAGAATCTATCTCTCTGTCTAATCTTTCAAGTACTAAACCGTAGGCTTCAGCTTCCTCTGTTTCTGTAGTGTATTCAATGTTATTATTCAGTTC